ATGGCAACGGTTAAATTCTACCTTGATAAAAGAAGGCAAAAAAAAGATGGTACTTATCCGATAAAGTTGAATGTATTCCACAACAAACAAATAATGATAGCTACGCAGCTAAGTGCATCGGAAAAAGAATGGAATGGGAACGAATATTCTGTGCGTGCACAAAATTACAAGCCGAGAAATATAGTTGCCCGTGGAATAATAAACAAGGCGGAAACAGTAATATTTACTTTAGAGCAACAAGAAAAGTTGAAATCAACTACAGACAAAGCTTTGAAGAAGTTGATAGAGGACGCTATAAGTAGCAAGGTTGAAAATCAAAAGACGTTTCTCTATTATCTTGATGAATTCGTTTCCAAGAAAACCAATCAGGGGACTAAGTCTATATATACAACCACAAGAAACAAGATTGAGGAATACGATAGTCATTGTACTTTTGAGAGCATGGATAAGTCGTGGCTGGAAAACTTTGAAGCGTGGATGGCAAAGACGATGAAGGTTAATGCCTACGCTATTCATTTACGGAACATACGTAGTGTATTCAACTACGCCATTGATGAGGAGTACACAACATTGTATCCATTCAGAAGGTTTTCAATAAAGAAAGAGGAAACCCGAAAACGCAGCCTTACAGCAGAACAACTTAGGTTATTGAGAGATTATCCATGTGAGGAATACCAGATTAGATATAGGGATATGTTCATGCTCATGTTCTATCTCATAGGAGTAAATGCAGCCGATTTGTTTAACGCAAAACATTCTGCATTGGTAAATGGTCGTTTTGAATATAAAAGAGCTAAGACGGGGAAATTATACAGTATTAAAGTAGAACCGGAAGCGCAGGCTATAATTGAGAAATACAAAGGGAAGGATTATCTTCTTAATATAATGGATGAATACGGAAATTACAAGGATTTTCTACATCGTATGGGAATAGGGTTAAAACAGATTGGAGAGACAGAAAGGAAGGGATTGGGAGGGAAAAAGAGTAGAAATCCTTTATTCCCTGATTTGTCCTCATATTGGGCAAGACACACATGGGCCACGGTAGCGGCAGAACTCGATGTCCCCAAAGAGGTAATCGCCCACGCGCTTGGGCATAGTTGGGCGAACAGTACAACGACTGACATCTATATCCGTTTCGATATGAAAAAAGTTGATGAAGCGAATAGAAAGGTCATTGATTTCGTGAACAACATCAATATGTAAATATATCATTATAAATACAATAAAATGTTAATATAAAGATGCTCTTCTATATCTATAATATATTGATTATTAGTTGGTAATGTGCATGTTATTTTTATTATATCACCCTTTTAGGTGCTTTTGCCACCTTTTAGCCCCTTTTAACGGCAGGATGAAAAGTAAATATTAAAGATTGTTCCTTTTCTCCGATTGTGCAAAAAAACATTCCTACTTTTACCCGTGTAACAAGTACGGGATGTTACTAGACATTGATTAAACATTCTCCTTATGGAGTTTATATATGATTGCCTCGTAGTAGCTCGTACCTATTACGGGGCTTTCTATTTAAAGCCAGTATACAATCGGTCATGACGCTGTGTGTGCACCTCTGACCGATGAAGGAACCTTGTAGAGGGCTGTGAAAACGGGGCGGGAAACCGCAGGAAGTACGATGCAAGGAAGCACTTAGAGGATGCTTGTACGGGTGTCACCCCACCTAAAACCTCAAAGCGGATGCAGGTTGATGTCATTCGCCCCTTGAAAGGCTCGGTCGTTATACGGGAGTTTGGAACCATTCAAGAGGAAAGTCCGTTGGCCGTTTGGCTCAATACGTCCAGGTGAAATCGGACTGCCAAATCGCCTAAAGGACACTCTATACCCACGTGGCTGGTGTTGCCGGGAATTTGGGTTGAGTGTATAACCAATAAGCCATGATTAAGAACATTAAAATATGCGCTATAATTGCAATATATTTTTATTATCTTTGCAAAAGCATGTCAAGTGGCATGCTTCCCATACTAACGAAAAGACATGAAAGGACTTACAATCAAACAAGAGAATTTTTGCAACTACTACATCGAAAGCGGTAATACTTCCGATGCCTATCGTCGTGCCTATTCGTGCGAGAAGATGAAAGATAAACAAGTGTGGGAAGAATCTTGCAAGTTGTTGTCCAACCCAAAGGTAGCCCAAAGGGTCAAAGAGTTGCAGGAGGAACAAAAAAACAAATCGGATATAACTAAAGAACGCATTCTACAAGAATTGTCCGGTATAGCTTTCTCATCCATTGCCAGCATGCACAACACATGGATAGAGCGTAAAGAATTTGATGAACTCTCTGACAAAGAGAAATCAGCAATAAAAAGTATATCTACCAAGATATTGAAAAAAAATATCGGAACAAGTGATGCTCCGGAAATTGTAGATGTTGAATATGTGAAGATAGAACTTTATGATAAGATAAAGGCTATTGAGCGTATATGTAAAATGCTTGGGTTTGATGAGCCTACCGAAATAGAGATGAATACCAGCAAACCCATAAGTGTCGAGGAAGCAAAGAAACTGATAGAAAGGCTATGATGGACGGTGTGCGGTATCTACAAGCATTTTGTATGTCGGGCGTTCTCAATTACACAAAATTTTTCTTTAAAAGTAAAACAGGGCGCAAATTTGTGGTGAGCAGACACCATGAACGCATATGTAATGCGTTGGATGATGTTATTTCCGGAAAAATTCAAAAACTGATAATCAATATTGCACCACGATATGGAAAGACCGAATTAGCCGTAAAGAACTTTATATCATACGGATTGGCACTCAACCCTTCCTCAAAGTTTGTCCATCTCTCATATTCTGACGATTTGGCTCACGATAATTCAGAAGAGATTAGAGACATAGTTAAATCAGAAGAGTATCAACAGCTGTTCCCGTATGTCCAGATAAAGAGAGGAACAGACAGCAAAAAGAAGTGGAGTACCACTGCTGGCGGTGGTGTATATGCGGTGTCAACAGGTGGACAGGTAACGGGATTTGGCGCTGGAGAGGTGGACGATATAGATGATAAAGAAACAGAAAAAGAAATAGATAGCATATTAAAGGGGGCAAGGTTTTCCGGCGCCATTGTCATAGACGACCCTATTAAGCCGGAGGATGCTTTGTCTGACGTGAAAAGGGAAAAGGTTAACCAACGCTTTGAAACTACTATCCGTAACCGAGTGAACAGCCGAAATACCCCGATTGTAATAATCATGCAGCGCCTGCATGAGAATGATTTGTGCGGCTATCTTATGAAAACAGAGCCAGGGCAATGGACTGTTCTTTCATTGCCGGTCATAGAAAAAGAAGCGGACGGGAAAGAATTTCCTTTGTGGGAATTTAAACACACATTGGATGAATTGCATAATCTTAATAGAATAAATCCATTCGTCTTTGAAACACAATATATGCAGAACCCTACACCTATAGAAGGTCTTATGTACGGTACATTCAAGACTTATAGGGAAATACCATATACCAACCGTGCCATTCGGAAAAATTATACCGATACCGCAGATACGGGCAGTGACAGATTATGTTCCATAGATTATGTGGATACAGAAATAGGCAACTTTGTTTTAAGCATACTATATACGGACGCTCCTATGGAGGTTACGGAGCCGAAAGTTGCAACCATGCTTGCTAAGGACGGAATAACCGTGGCTAATATCGAAAGCAATAACGGTGGACGTGGTTTTGCCCGAAACGTAGAGCGGCAATCACGCATAATGGGCAATAATGAAACAGAAATAAAATGGTTTCATCAGTCGGGAAATAAGGAAGTTCGAATATTTACCCACTCCGCTGAGGTTATGAATCTTACATATATGCCAGAAGGTTGGGAAGTGCTCTTTCCTGAGTTTTATGCAGAGATAAAATCTTTTAGGAAGTTCGGGAAAAACGCACATGATGATGGGGCAGATGCTCTTACCGGAACCGTAGAAAAACGCGGAGATTTTGAATATGACAGCTATGAGGCTGCGACAGTCGCATTTTCCGGCATTCCAATTGTAGAAATACATCCACTGCTTAATGGGCGTTTTCTGTATGCGAAAGCGTATGTTGTACATGATACAATATATGTGGACGATGCGTATATAGGAGAATTGATTCCCATCAAAGAAATCGCCGCGCTGGTCGCTGGTGCCGATGTAAACATCGAGACTTCGCAGGCAATGCTTCATTATATACGCGATTATAGGGCTGAAATAGGTGATGTGTGGGCAAGGCAAGAAAATACAGGAAAACTTTCTTATATTGAAGCATTTAAGGGGCTAATTCGAGATTTTAAATTCAAGAGGGATAATAAAATGTCCTTATTTATGCGTAATCTAATGGACTATGACGGCAAAGATGTCTATGAAGCAATGTATGTATTGTGTTGTATAGCGGATAGAGTAAAAAGAAAATCAAAAAAATAATCATAAAAATGATGTTTGTTATTTGGAATTAGTCTAAATAATATATATATTTGCACACGTAGGGTCACTACAAGCGTGTGAAGTTGCACGCAACCGTATTAATGGACTAAAACACTAAATATATGGGAGTGGCCGCATTTATTTGCTGTCACTCCTGCTTTGTATATGGGCATATTTACTAAATTTTGGAAGCCAGAGAATAAAAAGTCTATTCCGATGTATGATAATGTAAATCGGGTAGAAAGAGATGCAGCAGGAAACTACTGGTTTTTGTCCGATTTGTTCGGAAGGCGTTCCAAATGGAAAGTGTATTATGACATGACTAACAATTTGGATAAAGCCGGAGCGCTTGTTTCCTGTACGCCTTTCTTCACTGTAGTTGATAAAATCGGCTCTATGATGTCCCGTGGTATTCCTTATGTGGTAGATAAGGATGGAAATGAAAAAAGGACATTTGCCGATATACGTAATATACTCAACGCTCCCAATCCGCTGCAAACATTCTCTTCATTTATAAAGCAAATTGAAATATGTCTTAAGGTATTCGGCTATTGTCCAATTGTTCTTGTTAGAGCGACAAAAACAAGCACTCCTAAGGCAATGTGGATAATTCCACCTGAGATTTTCCATATGGAAGGAACCGGTAAGGTGTTTCGCCAATACGAACTGAAAAATATTATATCAAGTGTATATATAGACTGTAACGGAACTCGATTAGAGTTGGAGGATTATGAATACCTTGTAATATATGACAGCAATATAGTAATAAATAGCGGTGCGACTGCTGATGTCAAATTTGAGTCCGTTTCAGATAGCCTTTCTCAGCCTATATCAAACTGGGTAGCTTCTATGTCTGCAAGCCATACATTGCTTGTAAATGGTGGTCCTAAAGGCGTGCTCTATAATGATTATACTGACCAGATGGGAAATGTTGCCCTTTCCTCGGAAGATGAAAAGGATATAAAGGACAGATTTAAACGTGATTATGGCTTAGTAAACAAGGAATATCCCATTTTGGTGACACGTTACAAATTAGGATGGCTTCCTCTTGATTTTAATGCTGATGAATTAAAACTTCATGAAGAGGATAAGAGGTGTACAGATAAGATTGCCAATGCAATGGGTATAAATGCCAATCTTTTTACGGACGCCAAATACGACAACCTTGAAAGTGCCGGGAAAAAGGCTTATCAGGACGTAATCATTCCAGATAGCCGAAAGATAGCAGAATGTCTTTCAAAAGCCATATGTCCGGAAGGTGTTTTTATTAAGATTGATTTTACAGATGTTGAATGCCTTCAAACCAATAAGGAGACAGAAGCCAATACTTTGGTTAAAGTTGCTGATGCCTTACAGAGATTGATAGATAAGTCTTTGATAACACATGATGAGGCACGTATAGAAGTTGCAAGATACATAGATATTGACCCGGATAATCCAAAAGGAGATTTTGATAGCAATGCAGCAAGCAGTGCATCTGTTGAAAATAACGTCAATAACAGTAAGGAAAATGGAAACAATGACAAATAAATACAAAGATAAGATGGGGATGCAGTATAAATTGTTCTCCATAAACTCAAAGGATGTCCAATACAGCCCCGAAAGCCGGACTATCAGCGGATACGCTGCTGTATTCGGAAACGTGGATAAGGCTCATGATATTCTATTGAAAGGTTGCTTTTCAAAAAGTATCAATGAAAGAGGGCCGCAAAGCCAGGCAAATGACAAAATTATACTCCTTTGGATGCACGACATGTCAGAGCCTTTGGGATTTATTACAGAATTGAAAGAAGATGATAGAGGGCTTTATTTTGAGGCGCGCATTGATGAGATTGAACTTGGAGATAGGGCCATAAAACAACTTGAGTCAGGCACGCTTAATCAATTCTCTATTGGCTATGAGTATGTATGGGAGAATTGCGAATGGGATTACGAAAAAGAAGCCCTGATTGTTAGAGAGGTTAAGCTGTATGAAATATCGGTAGTATCAATTGGCTGTAATGGAGAAACTGAGTATTTGGGGTTGAAGTCAATTGAAGACTACGAAAACGCTTATAAGGATTTAAGCGGTGAAATTTCCTTGTTATGTAAAAATATGAGTACAACCAAGCAACAGCGTTTGCAAAAAATTATAGCCAAAGCAATGTCACTTGCATCTTTTAGGCCGGACGGTGTTATACCTGCTCCACCCAAAGGGATGGAAGCCGGCAGTAATGGCAAAACGGAAGAAAAATCATTATGTAATTTATTAAAACTAAAATCGGTATGAAATTAGGATTTTTAGAACTTATGGACACATCCGGCTTGTCCGAAGAAAACAAGAAGTTTTTTGAATCTTTGGACGAAAAAATGGGAGAAGCCTTTGAAAAACAAGTGAAAGGTTATCTTGCGGATGAAGTGAAATTGGAAGATTTGCGTAAATCCATAAAGGATGCCGCTGATTCCATAAATGACATCAAGGAAAAGGATTTTGCCGGCATTGACAAAAAGACTTTTGAGGAGAAGGTTAATGAATTGGAGAATGCCATTTTACGTGTAAAGGCTTCTACCGAAGTAGGTAAAAACGGGGAGGTAAAGATTAAATCTGTTTATGAGCAGCTACACGAACAGCTCAAGGAGTATATTGCTGCGGACAAGAAGGGCGTTATGTCTCTTGATTTGAAATCGGCTTGTCAGTCGGCTCCCGGCAATAAGTTGGGATTAAATCTTGTGCTGGAAAAGAAAGACGCTGCAACTATTACTTCCGGGTCCCTTGCTCCGCATTACGGACTTGAGGTTGACCCAAATTTATCAGTCAATCCGAGAGCGCAAACCGTCATTAGAAAATATGCAAATGTATCAAGCACAAATAATAGGGCTTTGGTTTATGCGGAATATACAAGCAAGGACGGAGATGCTGCATGGGTTCCTGAAGGTGGGCTAAAGCCTTTGATGGATGCGACATTGACAGAAAAAACAATAACCGCTGCCAAAGTGGCTATTGCTGCTAAATTTACAGAGGAAACGCTGTCGGATTTTCCCAGCTTCGTCAATGAAGTTGAAACGGAAATGGTAAATAAACTTGGAATCAAAGAAGAGCAGGGAATTTTGTCAGGCAATGGCTCTGGTGGAGAAATAAAAGGCGTTGCATCGGATATGCCGGCATTCTCTCTCTCTACTTTCTATGTTGAGAAGCCAAATATGTTTGATGCTCTTGTGGCTGGATATTCGCAAATTGTATCCACCAGCGAAACGGCTTATCGTCCGAACCTTGTACTGATGAACCCATTGGATTACGCATCCATGCAGTTGGCTAAGGATGCTAACGGTCAATATCTCCGCCCATTCCGATATGGAGATGAATTGATTCAGGGATTGCGTGTAGAAACTACTACAGCAGTGAAACAAGGAGATTTCATCATGGGTGATTTCTCATACTTGAACATTCGTGACTTGTGGGAATTGTCTATTACCTTAGGATGGGAGAATGACGATTTCCGCAAGAATATCGTGACTGTAATCGCAGAGAAGAGGCTGATGTGTTATATCAAGTCGCAATATAAGACCGCATTTGTAAAGGACACATTCTCTACTGTAATAGAAGGTATCACTCAAGAAGCATAAGGAGAATAATTATGGGAAAAGAATATAGAATAAACCTGACTAAGCGTTATAACGTAACATTTGTCAAGGATGGTGTGAAGTATAAAACAGGCGATGAAGTTTCAGTCGGAATGGCTCTTGCGAGCAAGTTTTATGCCGAGGGTAAAATTGAAGCGACAAACGAACTGATTAATGATGCCAGAGCGTTGGGTTGCGAGGAGTTGTTCACTAAACGTAAATCTGCGAAAAAAGATACGGTATGATAATTGACTACGAATCTTTCACCGGGTTGCTGAGTGTCGGGATAAATCCTGACACTGGCGCTCCCTCTATAACAAGAGATGCGGAGTTGGGCAAAATAGAATCATATATTTCCGTATATGAACAGGAATATTTGATTCGTATACTTGGTGAGGATATGTGTAAGGCTTTTACCGATTATCTTAACTCAAAAGAAGATAGCGTTGATGATAAATGGGATAGGCTGCTTGCTATTTTATCAGAAAAATACAGCCCTATTGCTTGCTATATATTTTTCAAGTATATAGCGGACGGTAATTACAGCGTAACAAATGTGGGAACAGTAACTTCTGCCGATGGAGATGCTGTTTCTCCACAAGTTTTGCAAATTAGGGCATGGAATGATATGGTAAATATGAACAAGCGTGTTTATAAACTTTTGCAAGGAAAGGAATATGCTGGTGTATGTTTCAATCCATGTATGTTACGTAAAATAAACTGTATGGGAATATGAAGCCGGTAAATGATATATTTGCGGACATTGTAAAAAAGGTATCGAAAAGATACGGAAGCAATGTGTCGTTTTTATTCGGAGACTGGGCCTACATAAGCAATCAATTAACTTTATGGGGTAAAAGTCCCAAGACAAGTAAATTAAAGTTTCCTATAATATGTCTTTATTCTCCGTTCACGGAAGATAGAAGTTCTGCCGAGACAGAGGTTAGCCTGGAGTTTATTATTATGGTAAACACTTTGAAAGGGTATTCGAATGAAGACCGGCAAAAAACTTCCTTTGAGCAGGTATTGCGACCTATATACAATCTTTTCTTGGATGAAATCAAGAAAGACATAAACATTGTCCGTAGTTACAATGATGTGGTTCCACATTCCTACATTGAAAACTACAGATATGGCAGGGTTGGAGTTATAGGAGAAGACGGGAAGCCATTCAGTGATTTTATTGATGCTATCGAGATGAAAAATGTAAATTTAACCATTAAAGAAGTAAAATGTTATGGCAACAGATTATAGAAAGTGTCCGGGCGTTGCAACTTTTAATACGGGTAGCTCCGTGTGTGTGCTTGACCCCGGTAAAATAAAAGCTATCATACTGACTATTCACGGTCATAAGATACCTACAGAGAAAACAGCGGAAGCCTTTGAAAAGGCTTGCCATGCAGACCGTCCGGGAAGAATATTCCCTATCAAAACGATTGTGGAATATGCACCTTCCGGTGGAGAGGCTCAACCTTCTGCTACGGGATACGGCCCTACTAAAATCACAAGCTATTCAGCTAAAAATGATGTATGGACTTTGCAGGACTACGATGCCAGCTTGAAAGCAAACATCATGGTGGCAAAGAATGTGGCATTTGATGCTTATTTTGTAGATGAGAACAACGTCATTTACGGAATGAATGACGGTACGAAAGATTTGGCAGGCATTCCACTGTCCGGCGTTTATCCGGGCGGTCAGGACTGGGATTCTTCTGGCACAGAAGCCAACTTGACTATCGCAACCATGTTCAAGGATTACGAGAAATATATCAAGAATGCGGATGTGAGAGCTTATGATTTTGATGTCGTTGACGCATTGAAAGGGTTGGTTTATGTTGATTTGGTATCAACGGAAGACAAAAAATACAAACTTATAGAGCACTTCGGGAAGCTGGATATTACGGAGTACTATGGTGAGTTGCTACAAAAGAATGCAACTACTGCATTACCCAATGCAACAGATGTTTCTTATGCAAACGGCATTATAACAATAAACGAAGGTACTGCGGAACTTGCATCTCCCTCTGTATTGCAAGAAGCTGGAATTACGGGTATTGAGGCTTGGACATGATAGTAGAAGGAATCTCATTTAATGAAGAAAGGGTAAAGAGTATGAAGAAGAGGGACTTCATAAATATTTATAAGAATGTGTTTTTTCTTGACCGACCGCCCGAAGAAAGGGAGAAAACCCTTTCGTCCATCTACGATGATATAGCATCTTCCGGTGCGGCAAGACAGAAAAAAGATGATTGTATATTATGATGGTGGTATCGTTTAATTAGGGGCGTTCATTCGCCCCTAAATTGTCTTGACTATGGCTAACATTATTGAAGCAGAAGAAAATTTCAGACGGTTTGCTACCGGATTTGAACCGATGATACGGGATATTATGGTAAAAAACAGAGAAGAAGTTTCCCAATATATTGTAGAACAACTATGGTCAGGTATTAACGGAAATGATAAACCATTACGCCCTACTTACCTTAATGACCCGTATTTCAATACCAAAGAAGCGGGGTATTGGTATAAGAACGCCAAAGGCTATGCTGCTTTCAAGCAAAGGGTAGCTCCGCTTATGTATTCTTCGCTGATAAACGCTCCCGTAAGTTCAAAAGGAACGCCAAACCTGATAATTACGGGTGAATTTCACGATTCTATTACAGCCGTACCGATAGATAAGGGGCTAAGGATTGAAAGTGTGGGGATAAGCTTTAGCGGTGATATAGAAAAGAAATACGGACAGGCGATTTACAAGGTCGGTTCTTATGCGAGAAAGGCATTCATGGAAAGGCATATAAAGCAAGGTATTGCGGATTATTTTAGAAAATTCGGTTTATAATGGGATGTGCGTGTGAAAACAAAAAGAGAATGGCAGATATAGCTAAGATGCGTTCGCTTGCAAGAAAAGCCGCAAAGATGGAGGGGAAAGTATATATCCTTTATGAGAAAGACGGGGTTTTCAATTTTTGCCCGAGAGGCGAAATGTTCAACGGGAAACTGATTGAATATGTTTGGTTCTAATTTAGAGAAAATATATCTTTGCTGAAAAATACTCTTATATGGCACAAGAAAGTAAATACGCATACGATGAGGATAGTGTAAAGGCTATCGTTCATTGGGCTTTAACAGCTCAATTGCCCGCTCAAATAGAGTTGAGCGAATCGGAGAATATATTCGATGTTAAGAAGTACGTACAAGCGAATATACACGATATAAACCAGCATTTCCCCGACCCGTTCTACAATCCGGCTATTGATAGGCTGTATCGGTTGAAAGAGTTTATAGAGAAATGAATAAAGACCCTAAGCGGAAAATATTATTCAAGAACTTTGCACAAGTCATTAGGATTGTGTACATTTGTGGTGGCGTTGGGGCGGCTTTGGTCGCCTTTTTTCTTTTCTTCCATATCTTAGCCCTCCATGCAACATCTAATGTCTGACAATTTGTACCGAGATTTGTTCCCCCATTTTACTGGTACTAAATATCCCTGTTTTGCCCAACGCCATAACGTAGATTTATCAACATCTAACATTTTTGCTGTTTCATTAGGTGTTTTGTATTCCTCTTGTAGAATAGGAAAACTTTCTTCCTTTTGTTCTGCATTCCATTGTAAAAACGCTTCTTTAAGGTCAAGCGCATTGATTACTAATTGTACATTTGCGCCACTCCTTAAAATTTCATTTATATTCATAACTAACAATTTTTAAGTAGGATATGACTTCATCATCCTTTCTGTGGGCAAAGATACAAAATAATACACCACGCTACAAAAAAAAGGAAATGGTCTTAAATGGTCTGTTAATTTAGGCCACTTAAAACCATTTGAACATATTGTTTTCCCTTTACTTTATTTTTTACCATAGTGATACCTCATAGAGAGTACATAAACCGTGATTATTTCATCATTAACTGAATAGATAATGCGATGTTCCGAATTTATACGCCGAGACCATTTGCCGGACAAATCATATTTCAGAGATTCCGGTTTGCCTATTCCGGTATAAGGGTGTTTGGCAATATCTTCAAGCAGTGACAATATTTTATTTATTATAGCCTTATTACCGCTTCGTACAAAATATTGGTATTCTTCTTTTGCTTGTGCGGAAAGTGTTATTTTGTACATACAACGCGATTTAAAAAGTCTGACATATTTTCTCCCTCATGTTGAGAAACGCAATTTCCATTCTTAATATCTTCTTCCCCTTTTCTGATAGCTTCCATCGTTGCCGGAGATTTCATTATATATTCAGTTTCTTTAATGGAGTTGTATTCATCTAAAGATATGACAACAACGCTTTCATTGCCGGCACGGTGCACCAGCAACGGCTCACTGTCATTTATCACACCATCGAGATAGTATTTAAGGTTATTTCTTAGTTCTGAATAGTTGGCTGTTCTCATAATTTACTTGTTTTTATTGTTTTGTACAAAAATAGGTACTTATTTTTGTACTTGCAAGAAATGGTGAATATATGAATTTAATTTAGACTAATTCTAAATAATTTTATATCTTTGTATCACCATGTGATGTTGCATGGCACTCAAAATTAGGACTTATGGCAAACGAGTTTGTAATTACCGATGTAGTAAGCGATAAAGCTTTAAATCAACTAACCAGCCTGACTAATAAATTTACGGAAGTTAAAAAAGCATATGCGGAGTTAGGGAAAGAACTGGCTAAATCTTATAGTATTCCGGTTTCTAATTATGACGACTTGACTAATAAGGCAAGATTATTTGAAGAGATTCAAAAAAAGTTAATTACAACAGAGAAAGAACTTGCTAACATCCAAAATGAATATAAGGCTCTTTTAAAAAACATTGCAGAGGAGACCCAAAAAGCCACAAAAGAAGCTTTGGAGCAGGCAAAAGCAAATGATTTAAATGCGCAAGCAGAGTTAAAAGCGGCTAAAGTAGAAACGGAAAGATTAAAGCAGCAAAAGATGCTTAATCAAGAAAAGAAGAAACTTAAAATTACCACGCAAGAAGCTATTGCTTTGACAAATAAAGAGGTTCATTCTATTAATGAGGCAAAAGAGCAAAATAAACTGCTTCGCATTGCAGTTTCCCAAGTTACTGATGCAGAAGATAAAGACAACAAAGTGCGTCAGCAATTAAATAATCAGATAGCTAAGAATACAGAGTATATACGCAGAAATACTGATTCATATACTAAGCAAAAGATGGCTATTGGGGCATATAAGAACGAAATAAAGGCTGCAATAGTCGAATTACAAAACGGAAATAAGACGTTTAAAAATTTAGGAATTGTCGCCAAAGGATATGGAAATATCTTAAGGTCAAATGTAGCAGGCGGACTCAATGAAGTTAGAATTGGGGTAGGTTCTATGGTAAAGGGAATGGTTGGAGCACAAGCTGTTATCAGTGGGTTCCAAAAGCTCATAGGTTTATTTAAGTCAGGTGCTCAATCTATTGTTGATTTTGAAGCTGCAAATAGCAAATTAGCAGCAATTTTAGGTACTACATCTAAAAATATAAAAGACTTGACAACTGATGCTCAACGATTAGGTGCGGCAACTAAATATACAGCATCACAAGCTACTGCCTTACAAATAGAACTGGCTAAATTGGGATTTTCTAAAAATGAAATTTTGCAATCAACGGAGGGTATTTTAAAATTTGCCCAAGCTACTGGCGCAGAGTTGCCAGAAGCAGCAGCTCTTGCAGGTGCTGCACTTAGAATGTTTAATGCAGACACATCAGAAACGGAACGATATGTATCTGCAATGGCTGTTGCTACAACCAAGAGCGCTTTGTCTTTTTCTTATTTGCAAACAGCGATGCCTATTGTGGGTCCAGTGGCAAAAGCTTTCAATTTTCAGATAGAAGATACTTTAGCCTTATTAGGGAAATTGGCAGACTCTGGATTTGATGCGTCTATGGCCGCGACAGCTTTAAGAAATATATTCCTTAATCTTGCTGATAGTAATGGACTATTGGCTAAATCATTAGGTGGAGCGGTAAAAACATTGCCTGAACTTGTGAATGGGTTGAAGAAGTTAAAAGAGCAAGGTGTGGATTTAAATACTACGCTTGAACTCACTGATAAAAGAAGTGTGGCTCAATTCAATACATTGCTTACTAATATTGATGCGCTTATCCCTTTAAGAGAACAGATAACAGGAGTTGAAGAAGAACTTGGGAACATGGCAAATACTATGGGGGATAATGTACAAGGAGCAATTCTTGGATTGTCTTCGGCATGGGAAGCATTTATGTTATCTTTCAAAAAATCCACTGGACCAGCAAAGAATGTTATTGATTTTTTTGCAAGAGGTATTAGGAATGTAGCTAATCAATTAAAGGACGCCAATCAGCTACAAGATGATTATAACAATAGAGCAGTTGCTATGGCTCAAAATGAAATGGCTAAATCCAATATTCTTGAAAAGAATGCAAGAAACATGCAAAATTTGTATCAAGAATATGTACAATCTGGTATGAAAGCCGATGAAGCCGCCATAAAAGCTAAAGAAGAATACATTGAAACTTTGAAATCAAGACTTGAGTTTGAAAATACTGATTATCAATTAGCTATTGCCAACCGCAATAAATTGGAAGATGAATTAAAAAATAGAGGTTTTTTTACTATTCTAACTTCATGGAAAAGAACAAATAGTGTTATTAAGGAGGAAATTGATGTTGCAACTAAAGCCGCTGCCGGTAAAAAAGCAATATCGTCTATTACAGAATCATTGATAAACCAACTTAATAAAATTGATTTAGCAGGGAGTAACGCGTCCGATGCTGGCAATAATGGAATATTAACGGATAAAGAAAAGAAAGCTTTGGAAAAAGCCGCTAAAGAGCGTATTCGCATTCGTGAAGCTTTACAACAATCCGAACTGGATTTAATGGATGAGGGATTAGAGAAAGAACTTGCTAAAATATCATTGAATTATAACAAGCGAATTGCAGCTATTAGAGGCAGTTCTAAGGAAGAACAAGCAACCAGAGAAAATCTTGCAAAAGCAATGCAAGAAGCTTTGGAAGATAAACAATTATCCTATGGACTTGATAAAGAAAAGTCTCAAATTGAACATAAATTAGACATTGTAAAAAAAGGGAGCGAAGAAGAATATAGATTAAGATTGGAATTACTCGATAACGAAAGGGAGCAAGCTATAAATGCTGCTATAAAAAACGGAGAAGATGTTTTTCTTGTTGATGAGAAGTACAAAAGAAAACGATTAGATTTAGAAGAAAGGTACGCCTCTGAAAAGAATAAGAAAATACAAGAATCTTATTCTTTTCAATCGGTTATTATAAATGCTGCAATGTCTAAAGAATTAGATGAAGCAGCTGCACAATATTCTCAAGGTTTAATAAATAAAGAAGATTATGAAAGGAAGAAGCAGGAAATAACAGAAAAATATGCTATAAAGCAAGCACAATTAGCCATTGATTTAGCCAAAGAACAACTAAATACACCAGGTCTATCGGAAGAAGATAGATTAAAATTGAAAGAAAAGATAGCACAAGCTGAAATTGCCCTTGCAGAAAAGGTTAGGGATGCAGAAATAAACGCAGTAGATAAATCAGCTGAAGCTAACAAGAGGAAAATGGATAAAATAGCAGAAACTATTCAAGCTATATCTGATTTACTGGGAGGATTTGCAGATTTGGGAACTGCTATTTTTGAAAGAAAGATGGAAGAAGTGGAAGCTGAACAAGATGCTAATGATGAAGCATATGATAGAGAAGTCGAAAGAATAGAAAAACTTGAAGAAAATGGTGCAATCTCCACCGAAGAAGCGGAAGCTCGTAAACGTGCCGCGGAGGATAAAACAGCAAAGAAAAATGCGGAGCTTGAAAAGAAAAAAGCCGCATTGCAGGAGAAGCAAGCAAAGTTTGACAAGGCTAACAATATTATACAAACGATAATGGCTACATCTTTAGCTATAATGAAAGCATGGACTAATCCATTTGCTGCTCCTGAGATAATCCCATTAATTATAGCACAAGGAGCAGTTAGCTTGGCGACCATAATAGCCCAGCCCATTCCCAAATACGCCAAAGGAACAAAAGACCATCCCGGCGGTTTGGCAATAGTAGGTGATGGCGGCAAGAAAGAGGGTATCGTAACTAATAACGGGCTTTTTATCACTCCTGATAAGCCGACATTGGTAGACCTTCCGGCGCATGCGCAGGTAATCCCTGATTTGTCATATATCTATGACCGTAGAGGACTTACATCGGATTATGGTTTATTGGAACAAAAGCTAAAGAATATGAGAGAAGAGGGGATTGTTGTTAATGTAAACAACGATTACAGCCGACTTGAAAGAAAGATGGAAAGTAATACCAAACAATTGCAGAACATTGGTCGGATTATGAAGAAAGCCAACCATATCGCGGATTATAATTGGATTTCAAGCAGAGTATAAGATATGATATATAATGACTTAAACAAAATATGCCTTTCCCGCTTTATAGACATATTCCTGGGGGATATTGATAAGGTTGTTCAAGGCGGAAGATATAGTATCAGGGAAAAGGCTTTGGCGGCCGAGAAGCTATGCAATGAATACTTATCAATAATAGGGGGAAAGTCTGTTTCCGCTCAAATAAACCGGAAAAATGAAGTGCTGAAAATTCAAATCCGATTAAATTGTCTTGCCATATGTCAGGAACTCATTTCTTCCGGAAACTGGAGTGATGCTGTAGAAGTCATGTCTGCTTTGGGTTATAAATTCAGAGAGGACGAACATGATAAGATAAAGAACCGGATAAGCAGCGTTTCCGCTTCTGACAATTACCGCCTTGCAAAATTGCAGGAAACATCTCCGGATATAGGGAAAATAAAAATGGATAGGGAATATTTTACCAAAGAACGCGTTTCTTTAATGTCCCATGTAAAAATGCACATTGATGAAAACACGTTCTCCGCCAAAGAATATGCCTATATGGTCAGGCGTATGTGTGATGACATAGATGCTATGATACGTTCAACTTCAAAAAAGAAATAGATATGTATTACAGATGTGAACTGTTGATAGGCGGAATGACATATGACGCCACAAATGAGCTTGTTAATTGGGACGATGTAGAGATGTCTTTCAAGAGAGGGGATTATGACGGAGTTGTTCGTAGTTTTTCCACAAAATTTGAGTTTACCAACGGCGCTTATTCGCTATTGCTGAAAGAATATTTGTCGAATTACCTGAACTCATCTGCAACACTCGTGTTTTATACCCGGAATAACTCATGGCTGTTAAATGAAAAGTTCAGATGTGCTTTGGACTACTCCACATTTTCCTACAATGATACGACGTGCGAAATAAATGCCGTCGACAACAGTCTCGCAAGCTTGATTAAGGCAAAGAAAGGCACGCAGTATGAATACCCGGTAAAAGAAATAAAGGAGTCCCAACCTTTGGATTATGACAGATTGTTAATGAACAGTGATATAAAATGGTCTATACCAAGTGACGCAGAGGAGCCTAATGTTTCCCATGTAATGACTGCTTATCCTAATGCTTATTATACTATTCCTTTTTATATGTTAGGACAACCGGAAATTGCAACAAAGGACATTGTAGAGGTTTTTGATACGGCTGAAAACCGATTTGAAAGTACGGAAAGTCTATTCGGAGAATATCTGTTCAAAAATATATCTGACAGGGATTTGACCATACGGATAAAAGTAAAATTCAGTGTATTCATTACGTATCAGAGACCAGGCGTATCCTTCCCGATATATATACGGCTTTCCTCTTATAATGAAAATAGTAAAGAGCTTAAAATATATTATCAATCCGCTACAATTCAAACATTTAATACATACACTGTCGATATTGATGAGAATTTGACAATATCTCCAGGTGAGATGATTAATTTCAATATAGCACTTGCAAAATCTGACCCTATATATCAAAATTTTCCCGTTAATTTTAAATTCAACAGTCTTGACACACCGTTAAATATAAGTTTTTCCGAGCGTGGAAAATCTGTAAAAATAGATTGTATCAGTCCTAAAGTATTGCTTAACCGTTTACTGAGGTCTATAACTGATAAGAACAATGTAACGGGTGAAATCGCCACCGGAGTAGATGAGCGTTTAGACATGGCGATGATAGTTCCGGCAGAAAGCATACGAGGACTTCCCAATGCCAAAATATATACATCTTATACCAAATTCGCCAATTGGATGAGCGCGGAATTTGGGTTTGTCCCTGTAATCGGTGACGAGAAGGTGACATTTGTTCATCGTGATACTTTATTCCAAGATACAGAAATAAAGGACTTGCAGGACAGCACTTCCGATTTGGAATACAATGTGAATGCCGGACTGGTTTATTCGGGGGTAAAAGTCGGGTATGACAAACAGGATTACGATAGTGTAAATGGTCGCGATGAATTCCGCTTTACCAATGAATACACCACCGGCATTACATTGACAGATAACGTATTGGAATTAGTTAGCCCATATAGAGCCGATGCTTATGGTATGGAATTTCTTGCGGAAAAAAGAGGTGAAGATACGACTGACAGCGACAGTGATAATGATATATTCTTTGTTGGAGCATCACTTGACGGAGAAAAATACAAGCTTGTAAGGGATGGATATACAATATCCGGTGTCATATCTCCTTCTACTATGTTCAATGCCATGTATTCCCAAAGGTTTATGATTGAAGCAAACGCAAGGTATATAGGTGCTTTTGCCAACGCGTTGGAGTTTACATCATCTGACGGTAACAGTGATGTGACAATCAATGGAGTTAGCGAAAGGTCGAGTATTGTATTGGGAAACAAACTGTTCACAGTAGGAGAACTTTCCGTCAAGACCGGAGATTTGGAAATACCGTCAGACTTGACGGGTTACATTCGGGTGGAAAAGAACGGACATATTTATAAAGGCTACGTAAAAAGTGCAAGCTATAATTATGGACGACCGGAAGCGGTAAAATATTATTTGATAGTCAAGAGTGTGGATTAATAGATGAGGAGATTCCATATAAGTCTATCAGGCACTCGTTATTTTATAAGGTATTATTTGGAATTGGTCTAAATAGTATGTATATTTGCGCATGATGTGTGAAGTTGCACGTCACTATAAAAGGACGAAAGGACATGGTAAAAGTTGGTGATGTTTGCCCTCTTTTTTTCTCACCTGTAAAAGATAAGTTTGGGCTTGATATGGACTATATTCAGAAGTTCCACGCTTCTGATAAAATCCATATACAGGTATTCACTAATGCTTCTGAGGAAGTTTCAGCGAGCCTGAACAATCTTGCCGCAGGAAATTCTACACCAATATCACTTTCCACATATAATCATAATGACAATGTAGTGATGTATTACGCCATTCTTCGAGACTTGGAGGATGCCGTATATACGGTTACAATCAACGAATATACATCAGAACCTTTTATTGTATGCTCCTCTGACGACTTGTTAGAGGAAACTGTACTTATCCGTTATTCCCATAAAAGCAATAACTCCGCTTTTGATAACATATTTTGGGTAGATGATATTCAGCAAGTATTTAATTTTCGTGTGGAAGCAGGATTTAAACCTGGAGGATATTCCCCTCGAATAGATAATGAGCAATATCGCAACCAAATGCAAGAGATAGAAGAATTATACGCAGTACCTTATGATGTGTATAATCTTACGATAGGAAATTCAAGCGGCGTCCCTTATTGGTTTGCAAAACACATAAACCGTATTTTATGCCTTTCTATGGTGGAAATTGACGGGACAAGATATGTCCGTTCGGAAAGTTCTGTTCCGGAAATGACGCAAGTTATTGAAGATAGCCAGCTGTTCCATATAAATATGGCTCTTGAATTGCAGAATAACGATATTGCAGGTATTGGCGGCTCTCCTGAAGCTGGTTCTTCCGCCTCTTTCCCTGCATTCCTGATAGACCACGCCAAAGATGGAGAGATGTTGCAATTCAGCGCAGAAAAAGCTGCATTTATTAATGTTGATAAGGTTGAGGTATGAAAAAAGGGCTTAGTAAAATATTATGGTTTGGTGATGCTCTTAATGAAAACAATCAGGCAGCTCCCCCTGCTTTATCTCCGAGTGATGAAGAGCATTTACAAGGTCTGAATCTCGGGGAAATATATATATGCGTCGCAGATGCCGACCCAGCACTGTTCATCAGGACTTCCGCCGACCGAATTGTCTACTTTAAGGCTCTTGATATAGAGGCTTTATCCAAGTTCTTTATAAGAAAAGACAGACCGGACGAAGCTGGATTTTTAATAAAGTTCTTAGGTGGATTGTTTTCAGACTACATCCAGTCCATGAACTTTTCTTCCGGTGCTCTCGGTGAAGGCTTTGTCATTAAAGTAGACAGCAAGACGGGAGACAGCTATTTGGAAGTAGACCATATGCTGGCACGCAAGAGTGCCACGTTTATTGAGTTGCTGATACAGCGATTACGCCAGGTTGGCGGTCAGATAATACTTTCTCCCGCATCCATGTCATGTTCTAAGGTAGAGGAATACGATACCTTTTACCGCTGTTACTTCGAGAACACAGACGGGGAAAAGACCATTGTTCAGGAATTTGTAATAGGAGACCAAGCCCGCAGCCAGACATTCAACATCAAGCCAGGCGTACATGAGAACGTCTCTAATACCTACTATTGGCGGCTGGTGACAAGCGTAGGTGACAATTACATAGACCTTTCGAAGAGCGACTGTGACACGGGGTCTGCCGTACCACAAGCAGGCGATGACATTGTACAGTTAGGTAACCGGACGGATAAGACCAGACAGAACGCCATCGTATTGGCAGCATACGGGAATGATACTCCGAGCTTCCGTCAGTATGCAGGGATTGATTCTTATTCTTTGGCTGGTAAAGAAGTGACAGCTTTCAGTCCTAATGGAAATAAAGTTACTGGTGACTTTATCCTGAAAACGGGTGTGAATATCCTTACCCAGTTCAAGATATTGGAAGACTTGATTTACTCTGAAATCTCCAAAGTGCTTGACGAGGTGCAGGCAAAGGATAATTATCTGTATAACGCATCATTTGCAAGCAATACGAACGGTTGGGAGACAAAGAACGATGTTCATTTCTTCACCGTGAACGGAAAGTTCTTATTAGTGAATGGGGAGTTCTATTCCCGTAAGGACGCTATGGCTGCCATTATCAGAGACGGGGATAGAAACGTGCTTCGTATTCTTTCTTCCGGAATTAAACAGTCCAATGCAGATTTAGCCAATAAACCGACCTATGAGGAAGGGGAAGAACCGGGAAAGTTCTTTATCTCTTTCCGGTATAAGGTAGCTACAGCCGGAACGCTGACAATAGGATTTCCCGGTCAGAACCTGCATTTCACCGAACGTCTTGAACCGAGTGAGGAATATGCAATGAAGGAGTATTCCGGCGCATGGGATGGAACGGGCGATTTCGAGTTGAAGTTTACGGGGGATATATACATACACTCGCTGGCTCTTACCGAAAACGCATTCGAGGATTTATATACAAAATTAAGTTCCGAAATAAAGCAGACAGCGGAAAGTATCAGGTTGGAAGTAAAGGAACTTTCTGAAAGTAATAATCAGAAGTTCTCACAGATTGAGCAGACAGCGGAAAACCTCAAATTGTCTGTTACAAAAATAGAGGAAGATGTAACGCAGTTGGGACTGGATATCAATGGGGTTACCGATGAACTTAAATTATATGTCAAAAAAGACGGATTAGGTTCAGAAATCAATGTGGCACTTGATAACATTTCCGTGGTTTCCAAAAATATATACTTTACCGGAGATATATCCGCCAACGGGAATGTGTCTATTCAGGCAGACGGGACAATAAAGGCTATTGGTGGATATTTTGAAGGAGAGATAAATGCAAACAGCGGGGTGTTTAAAAATGTAAGAACTCCTAACAACTCTTTGGTGATAGACGAAAATGGGAATGTTAGCATTGTTGGCAAAATATCAACCGCTTCGTCAGGTACAAAAATAGAAATAAACCCAAATTCAAACAGCCTAAAATTTTATAATTCAAAAGGATATGATGTGGGTGGAATTTCATTCCTTGATAGTGGAGGCGGAGGTACTTCTGTTACTTACCCAAGATTAAAATTGGACAATATAGCAAGTGATGGCAACTTAACTGCGTCTACCACCCTTTTTGCAGGGTCATTGTCAATGATTTCAAATTTAAGTGGGTCAAGATACCAAGTGTCTCTTGGCATCGACGGACTTTCTTTTTATAAAGATGGAAGATTAACTAAATCATACCCAAGCTCATGAAAAAGATAAATTTTAAACAATTACTGATTGCTACGGACATTACCCGTAAGCATTGTGAAAATATAGATTGTAGAGAGAATTTTGCGAATGTATTATACCGGAACGGTAACGGTATCGCATCACATGCACTCGCTTTGAAGATATACAACTCCAATGAAGAGACAGAGTATAGTGATGAAGAAGTGGCCCTGATACAAGAGCATGCAAATGCTTTTTGCAAACCTTTCTTCATTGACGCGCTCAATCGTGCTATCAACAATCAACCGGAAGAAGTAACCGATAAACAGGAATAATTATGGCTTGGACAGAACAGGATTTACGAGAAATAGAAGATGAACTAAAAAAAGGTTCACAAGGTGTTGGCGATGTGCCGGAAGCGGAAAGTTTGGACGGTATCACATCTCTGCCCGCATATCAAGAAGTAGAGGGTCAGGACATGCCGAGCATTGTACGTGCCCCACTTACATTGTTAGCCGCTCCCGCTTTGGAAGCTGCCGATAAAGCAAATGCAGCCGCTACTAAAGCAGAAAGTAACGCCACAGCAGCACAGACAGCCGCAAATTCTGCCAATGAGAAAGCAGGACTGGCGGCACAAGCTGCATCCGATGCCAACGCAGCTAAAGAAGGAGCAGAAACGGCTACCCAATCCGCAAACAACGCTGCATCCAATGCCGAAGAAAAAGCCGCCGCCGCCAATACAGCCGCACAAGATGCCGAAAAGGTTGCCAACAATCCGACATACATCGGCAAAGACCACTATGTCTATGTGTATAACAAGGATACGGAAAGTTTCAACAAGACAGATATTTATTGCAAGGGTGAACCGGGAAGCTCTTTCCGTGTTGCCGGCGAATACGACACCCTTGAAGCCTTGAAATCCGCTATTCCCGATGGTTCGGCAGTTGACGGGTTCATGGCTGTAGGTACGGAAGCCCCTTATGATTACTACGCATGGGTGAACGGTGAATGGGTAAGCCAGGGTAAGATAGGCGGCATAGATGAAGCGCCAACTGATGGAAAGGCATACGGTCGTAAGAATGGGGATTGGGCGGAAGTTTCTGATAAGAAATATGTCGATGACAGCATTTCAAGCGCTCGTAGTGTTGGCTACATGATGCAGCTTACAGAGATTGACGCCTCCGGGTTGGATGAAAATACGTGGTATCCGGTTACGATTGCTTCTGGAGAAAGAATGAACATACGAGTAGAAGTGCTGATATCATTAGATAGTGGCACAAAACCGTCATGGTCTACACATGAGAGAGGTTTTTCTACTCGCAAAATTTGGGAATTTGCTCCGAATGCTTGGGGCGTTAATCGTGATAGCAATATTACTATATACTTATCAGATTTCGTTCATGCAGATATAGACCCTGTGAGGGGTTTAGGTAATTTGAGCCACTTTGATACATGCTATGTTTTTGTACGAGGTGGTGGTAAATACCACTTTTATGCTTCTCATGAAGCAAAAGTTATTCTTCATACTGATACATATGCACCAGGCGACCAAAGTGTTAGTCCAACTACTGAAACCCCTGCGGGAATAGTGGCGAATATAGCAACGAAGGAGTATGTGGATAATATCGGTTATGGCAAAGTTATTGATGTAGACGGAAATGACTCAATTAATAATATTAATGCACAAGGAACAGAGGCGGAAAATAGAATTAATAGGCTATTTGGTAGTATTAACAGCTTTAAAAATGTAGTAATTGATATTGTAAATAGTCATGCTAAATATCATTTCCATCTTTTTAATTTAACCTCTAATTGTATAGAGATGGGTAGTGTATTTGCTTATGTTAGTAGTAGTGAGAATAATAGATATTTGCTTAGTTTCATATTTACATATTTAGATTATTGTAAACATTGTAAAATTGATGTCACAGACGTTTCTAAAGAAGTAATTATTAAAGACCTTGTTGCTTCCGACAACCTCACCACCCTCACCAAGAAAACCGCTGCCGAGTACGATACTATTGGCTCTAAGGATGCCAATACAGCATATTGTGTAACCGATTAAAGGATAATGATTATGTTAAAAATAGGAGAATTGACCTCAGGGCTATTTGCTGGAGATAAGCTGATTGCGGGCAAAGAATTTGATTGGAGCAAATTATATGATGCTTTAACCTATTTACCACCTACTGATACACAATATGGAACAAGAATGTTAATAATAGCCAATCTTAGTTCACACGATATTAGTCTATATAGAAGTGGACAATTAACTATTGTTGAAAGTGGTAAAATAGATTGGTATTCTAATGGTGTAGGTAGTAATATTAATTTTAATATACAAAATGAAAACGATGTTCCTATTAGATTTTTAGAAATCTATAAATGGCATTTCACAGGAGAAGAAAATGAACCAATTGAAGTTAGAGAAGATATAAGTCAACCTGGAAGCTACATTAATGCTTTTGCTGAGAACGATTATGATGATTTAGATTATGTAATTTTTATTTTTGATTATAATGAATAAATAAGATGATGTATATAAAAACAATCTACTACAACAGCAAATTAGCCAAACTTATCCTATTTGGCGACTACACAACAATTATGTTCTTCGGCTTTATCCTTACGAAGTTGAAAGAGTTGTCCGAAACAATCATACGCCATGAACGGACACATCAGAAACAGTTCTTCGAGTGTATGGAGATAGCGGCTATCCCGTCCGTATTATTATCACTCTATGTCAGTGCGTGGTGGTTGCTCCTTATCCCGCTATTCTACTACATTCTTTATTTGGCAGAATGGTTTGTAAGCTTCGTGTACCACCTGTTTACAGACAACATAATAGGCAGCGGTAAGGTAAACGCCAACGCCTATCGAGCGAGCGCATTTGAGATGGAAGCCAAACTCAACCAAGACAACCCGAACTACTTGAAAGAACGTAAATGGGGAGCGTGGTTCCGCTATTACGGCAAGATATGAAAATCCCGTCCTACTCTCACGAGCAAAACGGAATGACAGTAGTTCGCTTATTTGATAAGAGACACAAAGATATGAATAATTGACAAATAACGATAAGATGAGTACAGAAGTTGTAAATGCAGCCCTTCAAACAGGAAAGGGTATTAGTGATTTCGGAATGATGGCTATAACCGCAGGTTTTTTCCTTGTGTTATCAGCCTTGTTGATGGTGGCGTGTTTCCGTTGGTTTATGAATATGGTAAACCAGCTTATGACATCACAGAAAGAGATAAACCAAGACTATAAGGACACCATGAGGCAGCTATTGGAAGAAACCCGTGCGCAGAACGAGCGGTTGAACGTGCTATCGGAAAGTCTCATGCCCGAAACGCAGCTGCGTATAAAAACGCTAAGCAATGTATTCTTCGACCTTTCCGTTGAGAAGGTGTGCCGTATTATCAAGAAAGTGCGTGAAGAAAACCATATATCAGACAAGGAAGCTACTGCAAGAAAGATACGTACATTGCTTACAAACATACACGAGGACAGGAATTCAAAACTTGACTGCTTTTCGTATCGTGGGAACAGGCTTTCCGAATACACGGAAAGGAAATGGATAGAACAGGTTGCCAAAGCCGTTGAAGCGGAGATTTACAATGAAAACGGAGCGAACAACGGGAGGGCATACACGAATGTAGAGTCGGTCTATGCGAATATAAGATTAGAATTTTATCACAATTTGAATGAAAGATAAGGAGTAACAAAATGAAAAAGAAACTGATTATCGCAGCGATTGTTATCGCTATCATCGTGGGAGTTATGCTGTACATGCACTACACACCGTTTTGGGTGAACCTGACTACTGTTGTATCATTCGGTGTCGGTGTTGTTGCCGGATGGGTGGCTCGTTTAGTTTATGACAAATATTTCAAGGAGGACGCGCAGAATGAAAGTATTGATTGACAACGGACACGGAAGTAACACTCCGGGCAAGTGTTCACCGGACGGAAGATTGAAAGAGTATGCGTATGCCCGTGAGATTGCCATACGTTTGGAAGCCGAATTGCGCAAACAAGGTGTTGACGCAGAACGTATCGTCAAAGAGGAAATAGACGTTCCCTTATCGGAGCGTTGCCGTAGGGCGAACGAATACAAGGCAAGTGACACAATCCTCGTATCTATCCACTGTAATGCAGCGGGAAGCGGCTCTGAATGGATGCAGGCACGTGGTTGGGAAGCGTGGACTTCGGCAGGTCAGACGAAAGCCGATAAATTAGCTGATAGCTTATATGTGGCAGCCGGACGACTTTTGCCGGGTATGAAGATACGCAAGGATATGACGGATGGCGACCCTGATAAGGAAAGCGGGTTCTACATTTTGAAGCACACGAAGTGCCCGGCAGTCCTTACAGAGAACCTATTCCAAGACAATAAGGAAGATGTTGGCTTCTTATTATCGGAAGAGGGGAAGCGGGCAATAGTGGACTTGCATGTGCAGGGAATTGTGAACTATTTGAATAACTCTAAAAAGTAAACATCATGGCAACAGAAGTTTTATCATTTCAACAAGAAGAAGGCAAAACAGCGTATTACGCAACGTTTGTCAGTGACGGTAATCCCGTTACCATACAGATAAAGAACAAGGGCGGAATGGTGACTGTATTTGCCAATATCGAGGGCATGAATCCTATCCCGCTTTTCCCAAATGCCAATCAAGCCTTAGGTCCTTCCAATGTGATATTTCGTCTTATTGGCATAGCGGCAGGTATGGAAATTACAATAAGAAGTGCTACGAAAGTGTCAGAAGCCAAAATGATTAAAGAGGGATAGCCTTATGAAACCAATCACTATCCCTCACATCAGCATTCCTATAATCGGCATTCCCGTAATCAGCATACTTACCATAGGGTTTCCCGGTGCTGGCGGAAATAAGCCGCATCCATTTCCTGACGAAGGGTATTTATTATTAGTCAATGACGCTCCATTGTTGTTGACTAATGAAGAGCCGATATTGCTTACAAGTAAAAATAAATAGTAGTATGGAAGAGAAAACAGAAAAAGGACAACAAATTGGACAACTCCCCAAAAGAGACGTTTTGACGGGTAATGAGCAGTTTCCATTTCAAGAAGACAGAGAAAATGGTTCTATCACCCCTAACGTCCTAAAGAGTTTCATTAGTTCCGGAAAAGGTGGATATATGAGCTATATAACCGAGTATAATGTTTCCATTCATCATCCTTCATCTGGAATTGATAGTGGCAATAAATATACATTAGAAGGTGCTATTGTTCAAGTTCCGGAAGATATAAGAACAGCCGGGCTAAAAGTGTCATTCTTGAACAATAGCGGACTTGTGGAGACATGGGAATTTGCAGGTGGAGCATTTGAAAATATCGAGAACTGGAAATCAAATGAAGATAAATTGACCGATATTCGAGATGAAGCCATCGACAAAATAAAGGATGCGGAAAGTGATGCAATTTCAAATTTCAGTTCCCAGCGTGTTACTCCTGATATGCTGTCCGAATCGACCAAGCAGTTTATTAACGCAAGTGGTGGCGGTACAATAAACAATCTTGCGGATGACGAAGACCTTGTGTCTGTAGACAAAGGGGAAAGTTTAAGTGTTTTAAAATTTGCCGACCGTGCTTTTAGTCCTGACAGATTCAGCGGCAAGGGGTATAAGATATTGCGTAGGAATATTGTAAATGGTAAAAATATACTTACCCAGGAAATGATAAATCAGTCTGATACTATATATGAAATCAGATATGATTTTGATTTAGATGGTAAAACCATAAATCTTCCCAGAAGGACTAAAATACTGTTTAATGGCGGTAGTTTGAGCAATGGAAAAATTAACTCAAAAGCTCACATTGAGAATTTTGGTGTTGATGGAAATTTTACATTTAAAGATGTGCAGTTCGGAGCCTACAGTGCTGTCATGGATTTATCCAGCTGTATTCTTCCTACAATAGAAAAAGATGGAAATTATGGTTATGATTTGTCGTTTGTATTGAATACGATAAATAAATGGAAAGCAGATAATCATTATAACCTTAATCTTAAGATTGTTTTCCCATGGTCAACACTTTATTTTATAAAGGAGACCATCTATGTTGATAAAAATGTTTCAATAGATTTTAACGGTTCGATACTTGTTCCGATAAATAGCCTTGATTTTTGTTTTTCTGTTTCTTCCCAAAACCGGATGTACGATGATACCAATACAGGTAAAGTTCAAGGCTCTTATATAAAGAATTTTGTTATAAATGATTCTTTTGGTACAAGATCTAAGTTTATGTTTGTTGCTGACAATCATGAGATTTCCAATGTAAAGGCAATTAAACTGTCAAATACTTTATTAACCTATGGCGGATATATCGAAGATGCTCCGAATGATGTTAACTATATTGACTTTAAAAATATACATGATATTGAACTGAGTAATGAAGTTCGGAAATTTGACGATATTGTTATCGGTAAAGGTGATGGCTGTAGGTTGGACGGTATCCATGGATGTAAGATAAAGATAGAAGGTTCCCAGGGATTTGTCGCATCTAATTGCGTTAACTGCGGTTTCGAACTGCGGGGAAGTCAGGGTGTGATAATCAATCATCATGACGAAGAGGCCAAAGGGTATATACTGACTAATTCTTCATTGACTATGGTTGCTTCAAAGATATGGAAACATAATAGGAACTTGATAACTATAGCTGATGATACAGATTACATGCTATATGGGAATAAGATTTGTGCTTTATCCAAATTAGTTCTTAATGATGTCATTATTGCCGGTTCATTGCATCTGGATTTTGGGCTAATACCTAAAACTGTTTATGATATTTTTTGGGATAATGCAAAATGTGATACCGCTCCAAAGATTATTCTAAACAACGCAAGGGTAAAGTCTTCATCCTACAGAGAATTTTTTAATACAGCCGGTGAGTGTTTACTGTCAAACGTCAGCTATACGGACATCTGCCAGCCACATGGTTACACTTCTGAGTTAAATAGTATCACGGCAAAGCCTGCATGGCTTGAATCGGATTTGGCTATAAGGGATTTGTCCGGTTCAAAATATGATGTGTTTTACCTTTATGATGATATGAGAAAGGCAGGCGTTAAACTGAACGAAGTGGTTTTTAATGCTACTCCCAAACCGTTTGAAGAGCAGAAATATATTGCGACAATATGTTTGTCTAAGGATTTTAGTGACATACATTATGGAACGTTGCTTTTTTATCACAAAAATAAGGATGTAATAGATTACAAATATTCTCTCGGATTAGATAATTTTGAATTTCATACAGTCAATGAATATTGGGACAATGGAGAGGATGGTTATCTGTTTTTTGACACCGGTAATGCCTTGAACAACCGTATTTTTAAAACATTATCTTCCTCTTTAGATAAATACAATGAGTGTTCTAAGTATATAAAGAACGGCATTAATTGTATCGCTTATTTAAGAGAGATACCTCAATATGGAGAATGGATAATAGGCGATATGGTAGTAGTTGATGGAAACACATATGCCTATAATGGAAAATTATGGTTGGATGCAAGCGGTACTCCGTCTTCTGTTGCCAGGTCAGGGGCAACAGGAGAGAGACCACAAAATGTTTTGGCTGGGTTCTGTTATTTTGATAAGACAATAAATAAGCCTGTATGGTGGAATGGTTCTTCATGGACAGATGCCAGTGGAGCTACGGTGTAGTGTTTTGCTCATTATTTATGGTATGAAAAATAACATCTTAGGTGAGGTGGTCTATCTATCCACCGCCATAGTATTCGGTGGCAGTACTGCACTGCTGATGCTTTTTATCAAGGAGAACAGCGACCGTTGCCACTACTATAACGGCAAGTGGAACAAAATAGACTTGCTGTGTGGAGCTGTCGCAATATGTGTAGGCATGGTTGTTAATCATTATCTGTTGAAGTTATGAAGAAGTTAGTGTATATAGTATTTCTTGTATTGACGGTGTATTCCTGTAGGACGAGGACTGTTTATATGCCGGTTGAGACAAAGGTTCTTGACAGTGTGGTTTTCCATGATACTACATTTCAAGAGAAGCTGATACCGTACAAGGACAGCGTATCTGTTGCCGATACAACGTCATTCCTTCGCAATCCGTATGCCTACAGCTATGCTTCATTTAGCAACGGGATATTGAATCATTCATTGGGTATTTATCCTCATGCTACGGTAACGGTCAAAATGCCGTATTTTATCGAAAAGATAAGAATGATTGAAGTGCCCAAGCCTTATCCGGTAGAGAGGGAACTGTCATGGTGGGAAAAATTTAAAATCAATTACGGTGGTGTAAGTATTTCGATAAATCTGACATGTGTTTTGTTCGTAATTGTTTGGCTCACCATAAAGATAAGAAAGAAATTAACGATGTAGAAGTTGTCTTGTAGCTGACACTCTTTCGGGGGCTTAGAGTAAAAAGAAAGCCCCCAACGTTTCACGTTAATATTGCCACATAAAAACATGATAAGCATAAGACAATGCACGTTGGAGGCTTTAATATCTTCAACGCATTATCTTATGCTTTGTTCATTTAATCTCATGTTTTATGTGGCAAGGCAAAGATAAATATAAAATTCAGAAAAACTATGTGTAAATCAGAAATCTTTGCCGAAACAATTAATCTCGTGGCGCAGGAGACCGAAATTACCGCCAGCCGAATACTATCTTCGGATAAGGATACGGAAACCGTAGACGCCCGCTATTTGCTTGTACAGTTGCTTGTCGAAAGGGGAATGTATCCTTCGCAGATAGCTCCTAAAATCCACAAGACCAAACGTGCGATAAACTACATGATTTCCAATTTCCAGGAACGTATGGAAGGCGGGAAAATGTTGAGAATATATTGGGAAAACATTAGGAAAGCGTTGGGAAACAACTGATTTCATGGCAGTATCGGTATTTATACTTTTGTGATGCGGTTGATTTTGACCGTAATACAAAATATAAATCTCTATGGAAAGAACGTATGTCTTCAATCAAGACGGGAACAACGGAAATGGTGGCGGAAGCAAATTCGACATCATGGCTATGTTGCCCAACTTGATGGGAAGCAAGGGTGTAGACCCCGGACTTCTCGCTTTACTGAACCAGGGACGTGGCAGCCAAGACCAATGGGGCGGCTCGTGGTGGTTCATCTGGATTATCCTTTTGTGGTTCTGTTGGGGCGGCAACGGCTTCGGCAACCGCTTTGGCAATGGTGGCGGTCTGCCTGCCGAGCTTAACGGTGATGTCGGTCGTGAATACCTGATGTCAGCCATTCAGGGCAATGGCAATGCCATCAACCAGCTTGCTTCTTCTTTGAACTGCTCTACCCAACAGTTACAGAGCGCCCTGTGCAACATCCAGGGACTTATCGCCAATGTAGGAAATCAGGTGGGCATGTCAAGCCAGCAAATCATCAACGCATTCCAGTCCGGAAATCAGGCTGTTCTTACTCAGATTGCAGATTGCTGCTGCAAAAATCAAGCAGCAATTGAGCGTCAAGGGTATGAAAGCCGCTTAGCAAGCTGCGAAAACATGAATACGCTTACACGCACAATGGAAGGGAATACGCGTTCTTTAGCGGACGCTTACCGTGAAGGTTTCCAAGCACTTGTAGCAAAAATGGATGCGGCAGAGGCGCGTCGTCAGCAAGAAGCGTTGGCTGCTAAAGACGCTGAAATCTCTACTTTAAAAGGTGAAATTTCACAGCGTAATCAGAATGCAACTATTCTTGGAAACGTAACGCAACAAATTGCTCCAATAGTAGCAAGTCTACAAACATTGCAGGGAGAGGTGGATAAAATCCGCTGTTCAATGCCGCCTACAGTAGCAGTGCCATACCCGCAATTGCAAGCATTTAACCCTGAGATAGCTCGTGCTGCGGCTTTCGGTGCTTACGCCGGTGATGCAATGTATGGACGTGGCGGTTGTGGTTGTAACAACTACTGGGGTTAATTCCGGTAAGAAAGGGGGTAATTATGTGGCCTAACTTTTTTACAGGATTTCCTTTCTTGTTCCCTACTATTGGAAGGGCTAATTTCAATACCCTTCCTACGGTAGCCGTAACGGTCGGCACGGAGAACGTGACTTTGGAACTTCCTAACCATGCGTTCCGTAACAGAAGCTATGTAGGCGGTTTCTATGTCAGTCTCCGCCAGGCAATACCTGCCGGTACGACTGCTACACTCCCGATACTGATAGGGACTAACGGGGATACAAGACCGTTGCTGGCTTACAACAATGAGCCGGTGACTGTCGGCAACCTTGCTGGAACGGGTATCTACGAAATCCACTATAACAAGTACACCAACGAACTGTTCCTTGTTAACGGTGGGTATCGTCCGACAACCGCATCGGCACCGACTCCGACAGCAGAAGCAACCGCTCAAAAGAGCAAGTAGTTAACATGGGGCTTTGTGGTTGTTTCCAAAATGGGAATAGCCACACCCCTTTAAAATCAAACCAATATGTTTCAATCACTTCGTACCAATAACCAGTTGTATATACTTCATAAGGATGCTAACCCGTTTATCGAATACGGTCCGGTAGTCAGCGTTTCCGCTCCCAAGCCGAAATATCCTATGGCACCCCCTATGGGACAGTTGCCCCAAATGGAAATGGTTGTGGATGTCGTTGTCTGTATCAACGGGCAGAACACTACTTTCCAAAATCTACCTGCCGGCATGGATATAGCCGACTTTGGACAGAACGGTAATATCGTAGTGTCATGTTCTCGTGATGCGATGAACAACGAGGTCGCTTCTATGAAACAGAAAAGCATAGACATTATCAATAGCATGGACTTCCACAATTCCGTCATTGCGGGATGTGACAAGATGCTGACGCTCTTGAACCCCGAATTTGCAGAGAAACAACGTCAGGAGCAGGAAATATCATCTCTGAAAGGGCAAATGGCGGAAATGAGCAAGAACATGTCCGACCTTATGGAATTGAACAAACGGCTTATGGAACAGCTCGGAGTTGCTGAAACATCTAAAACAAAGAAATAATATGGGAATGTGGGAAATATTGGAAGAAGGACGCGGAGAATATGACCGTGACTTCGGTATGAGAGGCGGTAATCCTATGGAAGAAGCCTATAGAGAGGGTTGCCGTCATGGTTACGAGAAAGCCATGCGTGAAATGCAGGGCGGTGAAATGGGCTATCGTAACAGCGGTGGTTCACGCGGTGGAAGCTATAGCGGCGGCTCAGATATGGGCGAACGCCGTATGCCGGGTTACTTCCCGGAATATCCGGTTTACAACGAACGCCGCGATTCACAGCCTTACGGTGATGATATGGGCGAACGCAGACGCAGACGCGCCAACGGAGAGTTCATGTAATGGAGAGGGGATTATTCCCCTCTTTTGCCAATCACTTAAAATCAGGAAAATATGAAACAAAGATTAGATACATACGACAGAATACCGCCTGCAATGGCTGACTATCTCAGCCAGTACGGATGGCATTTCAGCAAGAAGATGTGCCTATGGGCTGTTTCCCGCATGAAGATGGAAAACAAATCTACGGGAAAGGAGGAAAAACTTGAACCAATCAGCAAAGAACAGGTAGAGGAGCTTCTTAAAAAGTACAGTATAAACCTGGAGAAGGATGCAGGGTACGACAGCGTTTACGTGGCAAACATGGCGAAGTCGGATTACTACAAAAGTTCTATCACTGACGAAGCCCATCTCGCATTGTTCATTAAGGATTACATAGATGATGTGGACGCTTACAATGGAATGCCTTTCACGCGGTTCTATGCCGACTGCATAGGCTCCGGCAATCCTATCATGTGGGAACAGATGATGTAGCCTATGATAATACAGGAATTTTACATACCGGATTATGATTGGGAAGTGCGTGTATATTATGCGGTGGACTGCTATTATACCGACCGTATCATCGCTGACCTTCAGCGGGTAGGATGCAGGGGGATGGATTTGGCGAATGCCTATAAGAACATGCGCTCCTGCAATCTGAATACGGGTATCACTTACTCCAATATCCGAAACAGGCAAACCGTAATGGTTATAGCCCTTACTTCTTCTCCGGCAGAGTTTCAGAACTCTTTCGACCACGAAAAGGGGCATCTATGCCGGCATATCTCACGGGCGTTCGGCATCGACCCATACGGGGAAGAGGCGCAGTACCTTAGCGGATATGTGGGACAGAAGATGTTCCCGGTAGCGAAGAAATTTTTGTGTGAACATTGTAGACGTAGCTTATGTGGAAAATAGTACAAGCCATTTTATCAGGCAAATCACGGGAAGAAGTATATAACATGCTTTCTCCCGAACAGAAAGAGACGCTGAACAGCCTTGCCGCGGCAAATGGTATAAACCGCCAACAACGTAGAAAACTTGAACGTGATGCGAAAAAGGGATTACATAGATGAACTGCTTGAATTGGCGGACAATGTCCTTTACATGGACTATTGCCGCCTTTTCCGGGTTATCCAATGGAACGTTTAGAACGCTTTGAACGGGTTCTCCATTGGATTATACCGCTTGCCGTTTTGGTGAGGGTATTAGCTTGGTGTCTCTAATTCTTTTACTTTTTGTAGGGCACAGCACAATACATATATGGTGCTCATGTTCGATTTGACAAAATCTGTATTCCCGTCATCTACGTATTGCACATAATCAAAAGCCAGTTCAATAAGCTCTTCCCGTAATTCTTCGGGAGATATGCAGTCTTTGAATAATTCGTCTATTGCGCTAAGGTCGTATTGCTTTTTAGCGGGTGTTGTATTTCTTTCCATGATGAATATTTGTTTAGTCTTTTAGTAAAAATGCAATTCGTTGTAAATCAAGTGAACTAAAATTTTTTATTTCACTCAAATGAATTGAATAAGGTTTGCTCACCTCGTTTATAAAGCGAGCAAAGCTTGATGTTATTTGTTTTTACGTTCCTCTTCGAGCATTTCCTCTACATAGGAAACTTCATCGAGGTTAAAATCAAGGATATTTCTTACGTCCTTGTGTATTTGGATAAGTTTGTCTCTATTGTCACTGAACTTATCCATTGCCCTAATATCCCTGATTATGCGTTGGATAAATTCGCAAACCAATGTAATACCAATAGCCATTCCGTCAGCCGTATATTGCTCTACTGCCTTATCCATAGCCTTATCCGCAAAACTCATTGGAACCATATTGCCGTTTTCATCTTGCTTATAAGTAGCAATTTCTTTTCCGAAACATTCTTTAAAAGCATCGGGTAAAGAAAAGCTTGCACGGGTTTTCAAACAAGAAATCATGTACTGTAAATCGGCACAGGTAGTTTCTTGCACAATATCCCTCCAATCATCTTGCACCATTTCGCCAAGAACTGTATGATACCTCAAATCATCTTCAGTTAGGCTTAACGTTTTTATGCTACCGTCCTCATTGTAATCAGTTTCTTCACCTCCATATTCCTTGATAGCTTCAAGTCTTTTTGAACAAGCATAAAATTCCCACTTCCCTTCGTATTCAGAAAAGTATTTATTGAGGGTATCATCCCATTCATGAAGCCTTGATAAAGAGCGATAAAACCACAGTTCCCATAAACAACTCTGATAAAACCGTTCAGCAAAGTCTCTATTTTCTTCCTTGGTATCTTCAAATGTTTTTGGAGCAAATAATATCTTTACTATATCGAGTTCGTTAATAACTTTATTAAAATAGATAGCTAAGGTACAATCTTCTTCTACCCTGCACATAATGTCATAAAACGGAGTTCTTGCATCTCTTTTCATAATTATGCTCCTATTAATGTTTTAAACTTATTCAAGAAATATACTTGTCCTCTCCCGGTCACATAACATGTATGTTTTATGAATATGGGACTATCACCTGACACTATGGGTCTTTCCCTTACAAAGAACAATCCCATTTCGATAGCCCGCTGTGTGGGCATATAGTCATTTATGTATTTATCCTTCGACTTGCTGTATCTTTGCTTTCTGATAAGGTATTTGTTCTCTACCATCCAGTCGTAAAGCCTTATTTCTCCGATGTTATATCCGTTTTGGGTAATGAGTTTTGCGAGGTCTCCTACAAGAATGTTTGTAGCTGAGCCAGTCACGCAGTCTTTGAATATTACAGTTGGTTTTGTTTCCTCTATGATAGCCTGTTTTTCCTCTTCTTTCTTCTTTACTTCTAAAGAAAGCATTTGGTTCTTCTCGTATTGGTCCGCCCATGCCCGCGCAGACTCTGCCGGATTATTGAAATTTGGAAGTTGGGGTTGGAGAGAATAGCTCCCGGTATTAATTACTGACGGGACAACATCATCAAATATCCAACTCTCAAACTCATCAGCTTTCGGCATTTGGCTTTTGGCGGTTAGCCGGTAGATGTTACCTTCGCTGATAAACTTCATTTGCTGTGTTCTTCCCATTGAATCTATGACGTCGTGAATCACGACGCCCTGTGATTTACAGTGTCTTGCGATAGCGTCACGCGTATTTGAATACTGCAAAGAGGTTGCAATATCCATTCCGCAAAACCAAGCCTTTTCATTTTTTATAAACATGCGAACTTTACCGAATAGAGGGTGTTCGTAAACCATAATTTCGCTCGTTTCGTGAGCAGACGTACCCAATACAGCAATGTTTGTGCCGTTTAAGTAATTTCCATTTAACTGTGCCATAGATTTATTGAACTTTATTGGCATTATAGGGCTGGTAGCCTGCCCATATCCGGCTTTTCGGATAGGGCAAAGAAAAAGGCTGCCCTGTCCCATTGTTCAACCTATCCAAAGGCAGATATAGCATTAACTATACCTATGGGGGTGGCAGCCACTATATTGTAGCGTCAAACTCGCAAGCATAAAAAATGCCCGCTTATGGCAGGCTTCCGCTTGCCTTTGGATAAAAGTTGAACGCTGCAAATATACCTCTAATTTCTATAACACCAAATAAAAAACTTAATATTTTACTTTTCTACCCCATATCATCGCGGAATAGATGGCTTTTGCATACAAAAAGAGTTCCTCACGACTGGTAAGGAACTCAACTCGAAGGGCTGCACATTTCGCATCAGTCCAAACTGTTTCATCTTTTTCCATTTCTCAAATCATACTTCTTTATATAGTTATCAACAGTGGTTTTGCTCACTCCCAATTTCTTTGCAATATCTTTCAGGCGCATACCGCTGACAACAAGTTCCCTTACTTCTTCGACATCAACTGTTACCCGGTATCCTCCACCCTTCTTTTCAATCGCTGAAATAGAATTGAATAGTTTTCGCTTCTTCTCTGCATATTCAGGGGTAAGCTTATCTTTTATTACATATATGACTGTACGACAGTCTATACGTAACGGGAAATGTTTAATACTTTTTCCCATGTTTGTTTTCTCTCAATTCATTGTATCTCATCTTCTGCTCCACATGCCACATAAGGTCTATATTAGAAAATTGGCAATACTTAATCAACCCGGCAAGAGCGAAACATATCCTTTTTTCCCAAACCTTCTACATCGTTAGTTAGTAGGAGTGTAAAACCAAAACAAACCTCTGTAAATCTGAATCCGGATTTGAGGCTCACAAATTCATCGGCAATTTCATTCGTATCGGACAAATCTATACCTCTCAATCCGGCAAGGTCAAGCAAGCGGATTAC